AAAATAAAACAATTTCTTATGCGGACAATTTAAAAATAAATAATGTAAAGAAAACATAAAGTATGGAAGTAATTGATATTGATCTTGATTCTATTCCTGTTTCTTCCTCTTCTTCTTCATCTTCATCCAATGGATCGTCCGTGAATTTTGGATCAGGAATTGAATTATTAATGAATGAGAAAAAGAAATCTAGTTCCACTTCTACCAAAATGAATATAGATGATTTAGACAATCTTGAAAGGGAATTAAATGATTTATCTAGTACACCTGCTCCTGTAACTCAACCAGATACCAGTACCAAAAGTTTAAGTGGATTAAGTGGTTTTGCAAATATGTTTAATTTTTCTAATAAAACAGAAACGGATTCTAAATTAGGTCAAGCTACACAAGAAACGAATAATAATACAAAAACATGGGACGGTTTTTCTAAAGTAGGTGAAGAAATTCCTCGTGCATCGGAACCACGTGCTTCAACGAATATGCCTGAACGAGAGAAACGTAGAAGAAAACGTATGATGATCAAAAAGTTGGAAGAATGGCAAGATAAAGGATTGATTAAAAATAGTACACCTTTTACAATGGATTCTGCTTATGATGAAGTAGAAGATGAATATGAAGGTGCTTTAGAAGATAAACGTAAGAAAGATAGTATTAAATTACAAGGATGGTGGTTCACTACGGTTATTAATACATTAGAATATGGAAATGCTTTATTGAATCCATTTGATTTAAATTTAGATGGATGGGGTGAACAAGTAAGTGAAGATTTAGACAGTTACGATGAGATTTTTTCTGAATTACATGAAAAGTATAAAGGTGGTAAAATGGCACCAGAAGTATCACTTCTTTTACGTATAGGATTTTCAGCTGCAGTTGTAAATATGAGTAATAAAATGTTAAGTTCTGCAACACCTGGATTTGGTGATGTGATGAAACAAAGTCCAGAATTAATGAAAATGTTTACTAGTGCCGCTGTAGATACTATGAGTAAACAAAATTCTGCTTTTGATTTTGCCAAGACCATGATGAATCCACCAGAACAAGTAAATACAAGAATGGGACCACCTCCTGCACCAGTAGAAACCAAATCACAAGCACCAACACAACGACCGGGTCAACAATCTAGCAATCGGCCGGATTTAACTGCTGCTTCTGGTAGTGGGTTTATACCAACTGGTATGTTTCGTGAAGCGGGAGTAGATTTACAACAAAAAACTTCAACAACGAATCCTGCATTAATGACCAATTCTATACCGAATTCGTTTGCTCCACCTAGACCAGAACAAAGACAAGAAATGGTTAGACCAGAAATGAAAGGACCACAAAATACAGATATTGAACAATTGTTATCAGGATTAAAAAAGAAACCAGTTACAGAAGAAGTTCTTCCCACAATGGGTACTCTTTCTGGAAATAATTCTATGATCTCTTTATCATCCATGAAAGATTTAGACAATGTACTAATGCCAAAAAAGACAAATCGTAGAGGACGACCCAATAAATCGGATAAAAATACGGTGAGTTTAGATATTTAAGTTTTTTTGGGAAGAAAAAAAATGTAAAAAAGAAAAAGAATAAAAAACGTAAAAAAAGAAAAAAAAGAAAAAAAAGAAAAAAGACATATAAATAGAATTTCTTCTTTTTTAAGAACAAAATGGGAAATTCATTGCAATCCTTTCAACAATTTCAACAGAAATATTATTTCTATATGTTTCATTATTGTTGTCAATTTTATTTCTGGTTTCAAAAACAATTTCTTTTTCTTTCTGATAGAAGAGAACGTTTAGAACCTTCTCAAGAAATGAATTGGATCAACATTTATGAAAAAATAAAAAAGGATCAATCTAAAAATCATTATCGTTTTCATTATGAAGACGAATCAGAATCCTTTGATCCTTTTCTAGAAAAAGAATATAATTATTTCTTGAAAACTTGTTTAAAATTGGATACAGAACAATTGTTTATTGCCAAAGAACAAGATCATTATATGTTTTTACAATTTCCATTTATTTCAACAAAACCAGAAACAATCGTAAAAATGCCTGAACTTTCTACTATTGATTTTGTATATGTGGAATATAAACATCCATGTATTTTGAGAGAAATAGAATTGGTGATTCCAAGAGGATATTATTTAGTAGGAAATGAATTGTTTTCTCCTTCTTTTATTTTACGTATGTTACAAATGCAATCTACTTATTTTGTATTTGATAACAGATATTCTATTCGGATAATGGATCATGAAGTCAAAACCATTACTTTAGGACCAGAAAATTATATTTTGATCCAAAAAGACGATTATGTCATAAAAAAAAGAATAGAAGAGATGATCAAAGAAGAAGATGATGTAGAAGAGGATTATCTTATCTTTTCAGATGAAGAACCAACGATTCCATTTACGATGCATGGAATTATGTCCATTCTATTTCCATAATAACTTTTCTAATGATATTTTATAAGATCTATGGCTTATTCTAGAAAAAACAACAAGAAAAAAACGCAAAGAGTAAAAACTTCATGTGTTGGATTATCTGAACAAGATTGTGTATTTCCATGTCGTACTGTTAAAAAGAAGCATATGGAAATTTATGGACATTGTCGTAAACAATATGACAAGAATAAATATCATTTAGATGAAAGTTCTAAACACCAAATTGAAAAGTTATTATTAAATTTAAAACAAATTGCAAAAGAAGGAGATAAAATCCATAATCATGTAAGAGGTTTAGAGAAACGTGTAGATGAACAAATTCAAAAATCAGAAAAACTGACTAAGGTAGCCACAAAAGTGAAAGAATCTGCAATGGCCATGAAAGATTCTGCTGCGGAAATGAAAAAAGAAGCGGACAAGAAAAATGCATCGGTTGTAGGTATGGCAACTAATTTAATTAGTAATATTGGCAGTATGGTAACGCCAGAAAAGAAACAAGAGGCATCAAAAGAACCTGTTCAAGAAGAAGAGACACCAGTAGAAGATGCACCAGTAGTTGATGAGGCACCAGTAGAAGAGGCACCAGTAGACGAAGCACCAGTTGCAGAAGAAGAGACACCTGTTGTAGAAGAAGAGGCACAAGTAGACGAAGCACCTGTACAAGAAACACCAGTAGTTGATGAGGCACCAGTAGAAGAAACACCAATAGTTGATGAGGCACCAGTAGAAGAAACACCAGTAGTTGATGAGGCACCAGTAGTACAAAATACAGAAGAACAAAAACCTACTATAGTAGATCAAGTAAGTAATTTTTTTACGCCTCCCAAACCAGAAACGGAAGTAAAAGAAGGAGAAAAGCAAGGAGGAAAAAGACGAAAACGTCGTAGTAAAAGTCGTAGTCGTAGTAATAAAAAAAGAATATAAAGCGTCTAGTATTATGATTCTTATCTTAGGAGAGAAATGTCATCAGAACTACAAAAACTCTCTCCTATGTTGTTACACGATAAATGGACGTTGTATCATCATTTTCCGTCTGATAATAATTGGACATTATCTGGATATAATGTGTTAGTAACGGAAATAGATTCTGTAGAAAAAGTGATTGATATTAATACTCATTTAACAGACAATATAGTGAAATATAGTATGTTATTTTATATGCGTTCTCATGTAAGCCCTTTATGGGAAGATCCTCAAAATATAAACGGTGGATGTTTTTCTTATAAAGTGATTAATAAATATGTGATTGAAGTATGGCGACATTTAATGTTTCTAGTAAGTGGAGAATCCTTGTTTCTGTCTCCAGAAGATAATTTATATGTCAATGGGATAACTATTTCTCCTAAGAAGAATTTTTGTATTGTAAAAATTTGGATGAAAACAAATGATTTACAGGACCCTTCAAAAATCACTACGATTGATTATTTGACAAAAAATGGAGTCATGTTCAAAAAACATGGATGAAAAAACCAAAAAAAAAATTTCTAAAAAAAATTGATTTTTTCCCCAAACAGAAAATTTCATTAACTTATTCCAAACACCAACACAAATCAAACATGTCATCATCAATGCCTATTGTTACCGAGAACGTTGCTATTGTTTCTGATCCAGTAGTTACTAATCCAGTAGTTACTAATCCAGTAGTTACTAAGGCAGTAACGAAATCATTACCATTAAAATACAAGACTGCTATGTATGCTGTTCTTGGTTTTATTAAAAATTTGGCCGATAATGGAGATGTAGATCCTAGTGTCTTTCCATTGGCAGTAGCAAAGCTACCTTTGTTTCTAGAAGTATCTGAACAAATGAAATCATTAGATGAAATGTTTGATTTGAAACATATTGAAAAAACAATCGTGAAACCTTTGGTTGCGATGGAAAAGAAGAAAAATGCACCTCCAACCGAGAAAAAAGCACGCGTTCCAAAGGAGAAAAAGGAGAAAGCAGAGAAAGTTCCTAAGGAGAAAAAGGAGAAAGTTCCTAAGGAGAAAAAGGAGAAAGTTCCTAAGGAGAAAAAGGAGAAAGCAGAGAAAGTTCCTAAGGATAAAAAGGAAAAGGTAGAGAAGAAAAAGAAGGGAAAAGAAGAAACATCTGATAACGAAGTAGAAGTGGTCATTGCCAACAACCTTCCTGAATGGCCTGAAGAACAAAAAGCAGTAGAAGAAGTACAAAAAGAAGTAGAAGAAGAACAAAAAGAAGTAGAAGAAGTACAAAAAGAAGTAGAAGAAGTACAAAAAGAAGTAGAAGAAGTACAAAAAGAAGTAGAAGTAGAAGAAGTACAAAAAGAAGTAGAAGAAGTAGAACAACAAAAGGTAGAAGAAGTAGAGGAAGAAGCAAGTGCAAGTGAATCAGAGAAGAAAAAGAAAGACCCAAAAAAGAAGAAGAATCCAGAAGATAAAGAAAAAAGAGGAAGAAAACCAAAAGAAATTCAAATGGAAAGTGTTTTCATGGAAAAAGAAGAAGAGAAAGTTGAATTAAATACCGAATCGTATGTGCAAGTAACGGCTGGGGATGGAAAGAAAATCAAAGTCGCCAAACGTAAAGTGTAAATGAAAGTTGTCATAAAAATAAAAAACAAAAAAACAATTCTTTTTTTCATTCTAATACATAAAAAAATTAGAAAATCTATTCGTTTCCTTTTTTTGTCTATTACACCGAAATGTCTAACTTTCATGTACTAGAGGAAGAAATAGGTGTTTCGTCAAAGAATGAAATCAAAAAAGCATTGAAAAAACTACGTGAGATACAAGTATTGAAAGAGAAAAGAGATTTATCTGATTGTGAATTAGATAAATTATCAAAGGAATCGTACTGGGAAAACATCTTGAACCCAATCCCAACCGAAAAAAAGGAGACCAAAAGAAAAGCTTCTACACAGAAAGATATTAAACTTGCGAAGAAAAAATATGAACGACAAGTTCGGAAAACGGAATACGAACGGCTGGAAGCCATAGAAAAAGAAAAACGACACAAAGAAAAGGAAGAACGACAAAAACAAAGACAAGAACAAGAAAAACAAAGACAAGAACAAGAAAAACAAAGACAAGAACAAGAGAAACAAAGAAAAGAACAAGAAAAACAAAATGAGAGAAAAGAAAAACAACAGGAAAAAGAAAAAGGAAGAAGAAAAGAATTTACGGATATGGAGCTAGAAAAGGAATGGCAACAATATTTACAAAAAAATGAAGAGAATATTGATAAAACGTTTCGGATATTGTCATTGAAATATCATCCAGATAAAAATGTGAGAAACATTTCTTGGTCACAAGAAAAACAAAAACAATTAGGGTTACTGAGAGATTTTCATCATTCTCTTCAACCATGTCAATGATCTCATAAAAATTAGATTTTTAGTATCTGAACATCTTTTTGAAACAATCATAAATACCCAAAGTCAGATGAAGATGTTCTTTAAGTTATCAATGGAAAAAAAACGAAGAAGGAAAGAAACGGAAAAGAAAAAGGAGAATAAACGAGAAAATGTAAGACAGAAACATAAACTATATACAAAGCATTATACGGATTTAGAATTAGAAACCGAATGGAGTTACACTTTACACGAAAAGAAAGATAATATTGATAAAACATTCCGAATATTATCTTTGAAATATCATCCAGATAAAAATGGAGGTCAACTCCAATGGGCTTTAGAAAAACAAAAACAATTAGGGTTAATCAAAGAATTTTACAAAACCAATTACTTTTGTGGTTCATTATAATTATAATTCACAGTGGGAAGGGGAGACAAACATAGACGTATATCTCCCATATTTGAACCAATATCATATTTCACAATTAATGGCAGATTGTTTTCTAGATATATTTCTAAATTTTGTGATAAAGGAGTACATTTAATAAAATTGTTTAAACTTTTTAAAGGAAATTCACCACACATCACAATACTAGGATCAGGCTTCTTACGAAATTTTATAGCATCCATTTTATCTTCAGGAAGTAGATTTATATCACCTCCATCTGTTTTTTGTTCTGTACGATATATTCTAGATTGTGCAAAAGGACCAACACAAGAAAAAATTAAATCGTCTCCTACTGATTCAATACGAATACGATCTGATAATCCAGTCAAATCACGTATTATTTTTTGAAAACCTGCACTAGGCATATGAATAATGGCCGAATAATTTACTTCTGGTACTTCTAATTCTTCTTCTTCTGGTTCAAATAACCGAAGTTTATAATTATTACATTGGGATATTTTTCCATTATCATATTGCAATCCTAAATGAGAAACACTCCCATCATGATAATCATCTTTTTCAATAAACATGGAAAATAAATCGTCATTGGATGTATTAGAAATCAATTTAAATAAATGTAAAGAATTTGCACAGACCACAATCTTATCAGGAATACAATTATATTTTTCAAATTTCAATCGGACAGCTACTAAAGTCGTATGATTCTTATCAAAATTAATGATCTTTAATCCATCTTTATCCATAATCATAGTCACATCTGGTACTAAATCTTTTAATGCACTGAATAAATTCCGTATAGGAGATATTTGGATCGTTTGCATAGTTAAAACATTCTTCTTGATATCCATTTTGTTCTTTGTCATTTTTTCACTTTATATTTCTTTTTCACGAAAGAGAAATTGTTAGAAAATTCTTTTTCTAACAAAAACGATTTGTTAAAAAAAATGAGAGAAACGGTCTAAAAAAAATTAGATTTTTCATAAAAAAATACAAACTTTATTACTACACCCTCAACCAATAACACACTCTAGAACATG